CTAGAGAACAATGATTGGGTATTAACAGGTGAAGATTTGCCTGTCGGCTGTGTGCCAGTGTACATAGAAATTCGTACTTCAAAAGAAGTAATGGGTAAAACTATTACTGGTAAGTTTGATTCGGTAATTGCCGGTAGAGTAGGGGATATAAAAACCACTAGCGTTTATACCTACATAAACCAAAATAAAATTGATGACTACAGCATACAAGGCTCGATTTATCGCTGGCTTAACCCAACAATAATTACTGACGATTTTGTAGACATACATTATGTATTTACAGACTGGTCAGAAGCTAAAGCCAAGTTCTCTAAAGACGGTTACCCCAAAACTCAGATCCTAACTCAATCAATAGAACTGATGAGCTTACAAGCAACTCAGGCTTACATTGAAAGCAAGATCACTGTACTTGAAAGACATAAAGACTCCTTAGAGTTTGACCTACCTCATTGCACCCCAAAAGAATTATGGCAACGAGATCCCGTTTACAAGTACTACAAAAACCCACAAAAATTAAGTCGCTCTACAAAAAACTACGACAATCTAGGAGCCGCCAGTTTGCATTTGCATAAGGACGGATCAGTAGGAGTAGTTGTGCCAGTGCCAGGTCAAGTCGTGGCTTGTCGATTCTGTGATGCTTTTGAAATGTGCAAACAAAAAGACATCTATTTAGAAGACGGTACTCTTGTAGTGTAACCCAAGGATAACTAATGAAAGATTTTGCAATGATGCAATATCACCCCGATTCAGAAAGCCTCGTTAAAATCATTTGTAACAGAACAGAAAATACCAATCCCCTTTTTTTCAGAATTCATGTTGCTTGGTACTGGTCGCAATTAGCGTCAATGATGCGATGTAGCATCGACACATTAGATCGGAATGAAATACCTATTAACATGTATGCCGTTAACTTGATGACATCAGGTGCAGGCAAAGGGTTAGCTTCAAATTTCATGGAAGACAACGTAGTAAAAAAGTTTTACTCCAATTTTAAAAACATAACCATGCCAGCATTGGCTAATAAAAACCTAGCCGAATTATCTCTGCAAAGAGCTGCTCAAAATACTACATCGCCAGAACAGGAATTGTCGCTAATACAGTATGAGTATGAACAAGAATGTGGCCCTTACTTAACTTCATTTGATTCAGGTACTCCTGCGGCTGTAAAGCAAGCTAGGAATAAACTTCTTTTAGCCAACGTAGGTTCACTTAATTTATGTATGGATGAGATAGGTTCCCACCTTGCCCAGAATATAGAAATTCTTGACACTCTTTTAGAGTTATATGACGTAGGAAAAGTCAAAGCTAAATTAGTAAAGCACACTTCTGATAATAGACGGCATCAAGAGATACCGGGTAGAACTCCTGCAAACTTCTTGGGATTTGGTACGCCAGCTTCATTATTGAACGGCGGCAAAATTGAAGAAGATTTTTATGCCCTGATCGAGCGCGGTCTTGGTAGGCGCACTTTGTTTGGATATTCTCGGACACACGAAAAGAAATTCAATCAGACTGCACAAGAAATTTTTGATGCAGCCAAAAACGGTCAAGTAAATCAATTTGTTATTGATCTGGCTAACAGACTCAAAAGCCAATCTGATGTATCTAATGCTCATCGATTACTCTCGATGCCAGAAAATACTACTTTACTGTTTATTGAATATAGGCTCGATTGCCAAAGACGTAGTGAAGAACTTGCAGATCACGATGTAATGCGTAAAGCAGAATTAGATCACAGGTATTTTAAAGCTACAAAACTTGCAGGAGCTTATGCTTTTATTGATGGCGCAACTGAAATTACTGAGGAGTATTTTGATTATGCTGTAAAGCTAGTTGAAGATTCTGGTCATAGTTTCAACAAGATTCTCACTCGTGATAGAAAGCACGTTAAATTAGCAAAGTATTTAGGCTCTGCTGATCAGCCAGTAACTCAATCAGATCTAGTAGAAGACTTACCTTATTACCGTGGTAGTGCTAGTTCCAAGCAAGAGCTAATGCAATTAGCTATTAGCTGGGGCTACCAAAACAACATCAGTATTAAACGTAAGTTTGAAGAAGGAATTGAATTTGTTGAAGGCGAAGTATTACAGCCTACTGATTTAACTAAATGCGTTCTTAGCCATTCTTATGACTTAGCTGATGGTTATGTAAATGAAATAGCTCAGTTCAACAGACTGCATGAATTAACAAGCCTTCCTGGTCGCCATTGGTGTAACCACCATTTTGTGAATTCACGCCGTAAAGAAGACCACGCTATTAAAGGCTTTAACCTTCTTGTATTAGATGTTGAAAACAGCGTTTCGTTAACAGTAGCTAAATCTGTTTTAAAAGATTACTTGGCCCTCTTTTACACAACTAAACGTCATACGGATCAAGAAAATCGTTACAGAATCGTTATCCCAACCAACTATAAGTTAGAACTAGATGCCCCAGACTACAAAGAATTTATGCAAAACGTCTTTAAGTGGCTTCCTTTTAACGTAGACGATGGAACAGGACAGCGATGCAAAAAGTGGTTAAGTAATCAAGTTATTGATCCGCAAGGTGAGATAGTTGAAAACTGGGAATACCAGAATATTAATAACTCTGGAAAGATGTTGGATGTATTACCTTTCATTCCTAAAACCACTAAGAACGATGACTTTCTTAAAGTACAAGTAACGCATTCCGGGATGGATAATCTTGAGCGTTGGTATCTTGCCAATGCTGGGGACGGCAATAGAAATAATATGTTGCTTAGATATGCAATGGTATTAGTCGATAGCAATTACGACTACGAAAATTGCCTCATCAAAATAATGGATCTCAATAGCAAGTTAGATAAACCTCTGTCTGAAGGCGAGGTTCATAAAACTATTATGCGTAGTGTCGCTTCTAAAGTAGGTCTACCTAAAATCACCAGTACTAACTAAACCAAAATAGGAAATTAAATGCCAGAACCCAGTGTAAAAATTAATGATCATTTGGTCATTATTTGCGGTCAATCCGCATCAGGTAAATCACAATCTTTATCAGGTTTAAAAAACCCTGAAGGAGTGCTTTATCTAAATACAGAAAGTGGGAAAAGACTACCGTTTAAAAACACTTTCAATACTCACGTTATCACTGATCCCTTAGAAGTCTTAGAGGCATTTGACCAAATGCTTCTTGATGAGCATTACCACACGATAGTTATCGATTCAGCAACCTATCTTATGGATATGTATGAGTCTCTATATGTAAGGACATCAACTAACGGACAAAAAGCTTGGGGTGATTTTGCACAATTTTGGAAAGACTTAATGCAAATTAAAGTTGCCAAGTCTAACAAAAATGTAATTTTCACTGGTCATACCTTAGACACGCTGAACGAAGCTACTCATGTAATGGAAACAAAGATACCAATCAAAGGTTCTTTAAAAAACCAAGGTCTTGAGAGTTACTTTTCATGCGTAGTAGCGTCCAAGAAAATGACACTGAAATCTATTGAATCTTACGAGTCAGAGCTTCTTAATATTTCTGACGAAGATAGAAATCTCGGATTTAAATATGTATTTCAGACTAGGCTTACCAAGGAAACAGTAGGAGAGCGAATACGCAGTCCTATTGATTTATTCACGGCAAAAGAAACATTCATCGATAACAATATTCAATTGGTGATGGATCGTTTAATAGCCTATTACGCAGATTAATCTAAACAAACTTTAAACAAGGTAAATATATGTCAGCACTATTAGCAGCACTAGCAATGGACGATTCTATTGATAAAGATACGGATTATACAAAATCCTATGTATTAGAATCGGGCCTCTATAAAAACGCCATTGTAAAAATGGCTTACATTGAGAAAAAAGAAGCAGGATCAGTATGGGCAAACGTCTTCATGGAAACAGAAGAAGGCAAGGAGATTTCCGAAAACTTTTGTCTTTTATCAGGAGATGCAAAAGGTAACAAAAATTACTACATTGGTAAGTCAGACAAACGAAAGCATTACTTGCCAGGATTTAGCACTTTCAATTCTTTGTGCTTGTTAGCCACAGGCGCTGAATCTTCAAAACAAAATGTCGAGGGGAAAGTAGTACAGGTCTGGAATAATGATAGTAAAACTAATGTTGCTACTACAGTCGAAGCCTTTGTTGATCTTCTTGATAAGCCAATTACTATTGGAATTATCAAAGAAAGAAAGTTCAACCAAACAAAGAATGATAGTGGTGAATACGTTGCAACTGATAAAGTTATTGAGGTCAACAACCTCGACAAGTTCTTCAGGAATTCAGACCTCATTAGTTCTGTTGAGCTTCTTGCAGGAAGTGATCGAGCTGCATACTACAGTCAATGGGAATCCCAAAACACTGGGAAGACTAAAGACTCGACTGGCGGTTCTGAAAAAAGCTCTCAGACTAAGCAACCGTCTACCGTTTTCGCACAAGCGTCAGGAACGTCAACTGCAACAAGCGGCCCTCAAGCTGAAGGTAAAATCTTTGCTGACAGAGCGTAGTGTCTAGGGTCATAGGTTTTGACCCTTCCATGAGCAATTGGGGAATAGCAGTAGGTCTTTATAACGAAAAAACTGACGTAGTTAGTATTACAGATTTAGACATCATTAAACCTGAAAAACTGACATCGAAAAAGATCAGTAGAAGTCATAAAGATTTACTGTCTGCTACCCAACTAGCGAGCGGTGTCTTCGATGTAATTA